CTTCTAAGCCGTAGGTCGTAGGTTCGAATCCTACAGGGCGTACCATTATATTTCAGTAACTTATCCATTTTCTGCAAGTTCCTTATTTCCCAGATGGGACGTATTTGGGACATCATCACTGAAAATTGAGTCAATTTGCTTCGCATGTTCCGTTAAATGGTTCGGCGCAAGGTGAGCGTATCGGCGCACCATTTCGATGCTCTCCCATCCTCCCATTTCCTGCAGAACAGAAAGCGGTACTCCGGACTGAATCAGCCAACTGGCCCATGTGTGTCTCAGGTCGTGGAAGCGGAAATCCTCAACCCCGGCCCGGCGGCAAGCTGCATTCCATGCCCGCTGATCATCTACTCGCATCTTTCTCACGGTTGGGGTCTTTGACCCATCAGGCCGGATGCCTTCTTTCGTATGCACGAACACCCATTTATGATGTTTACCAATCTGGTCGCGCAAAACCTTACAGGCTGTGTCATTCAGCGCTACGCCAATAGCGCGGTTTGACTTGCTGTCTTCAGGGTTTACCCAGGCAACACGACGCTGCATGTCGATCTGCTGCCATTCCATATTGATGATGTTCGAACGACGCAGGCCGGTTGCCAGCGCAAACTTAACAACCGACTTTAACGGCTCCGGACATTCATCTATCAGCCTTTTCGCCTCATCAGCCTCAAGCCACCGGACGCGTTTATTTCGTACCGATGGAACCTTGATCACCGGAGCTTTCTCCAGCCATTTCCAGTCACGTTCTGCCGCCCGCAGAATTGCCTTCATCAATGCCAGATGTTTGGCCTTGGTGGAGGTAGTGACCGGTTTAGCTGAATAGACTGGCGCTGGTTCTCCATTCTTTTGCGCCGCTGCAGCTTTGATTTTCCATATCTCAAGCTGCTTGCGGTTGCTCATCTTGTTCACTGCTGAGTAAATCTTTTGCTCGGTCACATCCTTTAACCGGATCCCCTCAAAATGCGCCAGCCAGAAAGCCATACGGCTGCGGTCATCCTTCAGTGATTTCTTCTCTGCCTTTTCCTCCAGCCATCTCATGCAGGCATCGTCAAACGTTACATCAGGGAAATCGCCAAGCCGGTCTACTCTCCACAATTCAGCTTTGCGCTTGTCATGTAGCTCAGTAGCGAGCCGCTTGTCGGAAGTCCCAAGGCTTTCCTTAATTCGCTTCCCGCCCGGTGTCGAGTAGGACGCGTACCATATTTCACCTCTGCGGAAGAGTGACATTGTTTTTCCTCTGTTATGCCATCACCCGCGCTCACGGCGACAGTATGCAGCGGAGAGTTAAGCGCCGCAATGCAGGCCTGTCGTGTTGTGAGGTAAGGAGATTTAGGTTTTGCGGGGTCTTTGCGGGTTGCTTGCAGTCGGCCTGAGCGGATCCAGTTTGTGGCTGTTGGTCTGGATATCTGAAGAAATGCGCAGGCCTCATCGAGTGTGAGGCTGTGTGATTCCACGATGATCTCCTATGCGTACCATTTATCTATTTCATCGTACTCCTTCACGACATCTTCATAGCCCAATGCTTTTAACAGGTCGCAGATAACATCGTCTGCATTGCAATGGGCTATCTCCTTGTCTCCAATACCCTGCAGTATTTTGAGTTTGTTAATGGCCTCTTCACGAGTCATTGGATTTTCTCCAGGCAAAAAGAACCCGGCACTATTGGCCGGGCAAATGGGGGATAACGTGGCAGTGCATTCGCACCCAATAGCCAGCTCATAACTGGCTATCAGTTGCGTCATTCTTGCTGTTTAACTGTGTAATTACCGTTCGGCTTAACACCAACTGAGAAGTAGGTGCCGTCGGTAATGCCGATTCCCCACACATCGCTCGTTCCATCATTCGGCTTCTTCTCGCTGATGAACTTGCGCAATGCGGCGATGGCGCTCTCAATATCCAGAGTTGAGTTAACCGTCATAGTGATGCGCATAATCTCTCCTCATGCCGCCCGCATAGCGCGGAGGCGTTTTAAGTGTTCTGCTGTTTCAAGTTCGGCGCGTATCTGTGCCGCCTCGTGTGGGTCGAGGTGCTCGAAATCGTTATTAAAGCGGTAGATTGAAGCGGTGTTGATCCGGCCCTGTCGCCAGTAGCGGACTATTTCTGATGTGATGGAATGAATTATTACCGGCCACCCGGCATTGTCAGCGTATATCTGACCCCGTTGAATTAGCTGGAACATTGGCAGTCTCCATGTAAGCACCAATGAAAGCGGCTGCCGCCTGCGCGTTTATAGCGTTACCGTAACCCTTAAGTCGGCCTGTGCGATTGCGACCTGCCATTGCTCGTAATGAGGACTTGCCGTGTCCCAGGCTTTTGGCAAACCTTGCAACCAGCGGGAATGTGCCGGATTCAACTGGACGCCATTGCCCATCTCGACAAAAGAGCCAGTCCGCATCTCGCCAAAAACCGTTAACCTCAAGGGGCCTGCTGTGTAAGCCTGGCGTGGTAACTGATCCAGCCGTTCCTTTCCATCCCGCAGTGCCGTCATTCCCGAAGTGTCTTTCCAGTCGCGAGTTGTTGGCGTCACCCATCCCGCAAGCAGAACCGAGCCCGGTAGTTTCAGGCAGACTTTCGGTGACCCGTCCTGATTTTTCCCGCTGTAGCAATGAGTCGATCCCGTTGAATCGTTCGCCACCGGCGTTTGCCATCCCGTCAAGCGAACCACTCCGGAGACATGTTGCAATCCGCGCTTTGTCTCTGGCTGCGGATTCGTGTTCGCTACTGGCGTGGGCCACCCAGTAAGCTCGCTCTCTGATGTGCGGCGCACCGATGCCCGCAGACGGAAACGGCGTAAGCCCGAAGGCGTATCCCATTCCTTCCAGGTCTGCTTGTACAAGGTCGAACCATAGATTCGCGTTACCTGCTGCAACCTGTTCGCCAAAGATGTGCTGAGGTCTGCACTCGCTAATGAGGTGGAAGAAGGCTGGCCAAAGGTGCCGCTCGTCAGCAAACCCATCTCCTTTGCCTGCCGCGCTGAAAGGCTGGCACGGACAGGATCCTGTCCAGACTGGTTTATCGTCGGGCCATCCGGCAAGGCGCAGGGAATGCGACCAGATGCCAATTCCGGCGAAAAAGTGGCATTGGGTAAATCCGCTGAGGTCGTCAGGTGTGACATCTTCAATACTCCGTTCATCAACTTCACCCGGGGCGATATGTCCGCCAGCGATCAGATTCCTCAGCCACTGCGCAGCGAAAGAATCAATTTCGTTGTAGTAAGCCGCCATCACCCGCCTCGCTGCTTATTCCGTAACTCCAATACAGCCAGGCACTCGACGCACATCGTGCATCCCGGATACGCTTTCCGGCGCTCATCACTAAGCTGATCGCCGCATTCCTCACAGTGCGTTGCTGATACTGCTGAGTGGTTGAGTCTGTGAGCCTGAATAGCATGGTCTCGCATCATTTCTTCGAGAGCGCTGGCCTGAACGATGATTTCTGATGTCATAGTCCAACAGCCTTACCCAGCCTCTCGCTGAGTTGATAGATGTGGTCGCGTAATTCAGTCAGTGTCTGAGCTTCGGATTCCAGAATCTCTTTGTGCATTAACTCGCGTACCAGATGCTCAAACTTGCTGTAGTAACCAAGGCGAGAAAGCACTTCCTGACCGGAGTTTTTACCTTCCTTGGAAATCTTCTTCTCATTAAGAATCAGGTCATGCGCAGACCCGGTGACGACGTACTTATCGCCAAGTTCAATTCGTAATTTTTCGCTCATAATCAGTGCTCCCTGAACTGTCGGTTAATTCGGTTGAAGGTGAACGCGAGAAAATAAAAATGCCGACATAGCGACCTTGTGATTCGTTTGGTTAGCGTCATGATTCGACTCCGTACCGGCCTTGCATTCGACCGATGCTGCTAACGAATGCCACCAGGCTGATACCAAGCGGCGCAATTTTCTGATGATGCTTCTTGAGGATCGGCGGCACGACTGCATTCCATTTCGGCTTAGGCCTGCATTTCAGTGCCTGCTGAATCTCTGCCACGCATTTACGTCCCTGTGTGCGGATAGCGTTATCCTGTTCTGGTGTCATGCTGACTCCCGTCGAGCGAGAAGTTTCGCTCCGAAAGACATCAATTCGTCCCGTTCCACAGTTGCGAAGTGGCAGTGTGTACGCGGGTACGGATGCCAGATAATGAGCATCGACCCTTTGTTGTTGCCGCTTACAGGCTTACCGGTGACCGGGTTGATAAATGCCAGCCGCCCGGCAGTGATGAAGCGAACCTCGCTGGCGGTCTCGATAGCCTCACGGAACCAGCCGACGGAAGTATCAGCCGGAACGAGCATTACGGTGCCGATCTGATTTTTGCTCTCCGCTGCTGCTTTCTTCACGAATGGCGTGATGTCGCTATATGGTGGGTTTAGCCAGGCATAGCCGGGAATGGTGAGGTAATCAGTCCACGGCGTTTCCAGCGTGTTCTTCTCGGCGGTGATGAACTTGCGACACAGTGTATTGTGCGGCGCGGCAGCGGCATCCAGTTGAAAGCAGAATTCAGCATCCAGTGCTGCGAAGAGTGCCGGTGGTGTGCGCCATAAATCGCGCTGATCCGCTGGCGTGTTGCTGCCGGCATAATCAGTCACTTCGTACCTCCCCGTAACGACCACGATACTTACGCATACGGTCATCAACGTAATCAGGCTCTACAGGTCCAACTACCATCCATCCCGGCCTGAATGACGCTTCTAAATTGGCGTACCAGACTTCCTTTTCGTGCAACTCCAGAAGCCTGTCTTCCATGGTTGGCTTCTGGAAATCGTCATTAGCGATAGCTGCAAAGCAACGTGCCAGCACCTCAGCTTTGGTGCCTGATTTTTTAGGCGGGCGCAGATATCCCGCCCCATGAAGAGGTGATGACATTTGATGATCCTGATTAAATGGCGTGGATAGCGTGACGAGGGAAGGGAAGAGTTACCGGTGCAAAGGGAATTTCATCGTCAAAGTTCATCGGAGGTTCGCTAGGTTGTGGTGTCGATGATTGCTGCTGACGTTGTGGCTGTGCTGCACTCTGCTGCTGCCCATTGCGCGGAGGAAGATCGATATCTCGCACCAGAATTGTTGGCGTCTGCGCTGCTGATCCATCCTGACGAGTCCATTCTTCAATGACGAACTCACCTGACACAGTGACCTTTGCGCCTTTAACTACTGCCACAGATAACTTCTCAGCCATCGCGCCAAACATTTTGCAGTTCAGCCATGATGTCTTTTCGTTCTCACCAAATCCAGTTTTTGCCGGGATAGAGAATGATGCAATGTGCTTCCCATTTGGTGTGACGCTGAGTACCGCGTCTTTACCAACGTTGCCGGAAACGATGATGGTGTTAATTGCCATTTATGCCGCCTGTTTGAGCTCTCTGATTCGAATGCCGGTAACGTCTTTGCATTTAGCCTGGTGGTCAGGCCATCCGTTAAGGCGTTGCCATGTTGATGCGTACTGTTCCTGAAGTTTCTTGCTGTCGTTCTCAGCGCCAGCGTACTGAGTGAATTCAGCCAGAATCTGGTCTGCATCAGCCGGTTTTAAGTGGTGAACCTCAGCATCAGCATCGATAGCTGTCTGTTCTGTCGGGATGCAGAATGTCTGGAATGCAGCGTATTTGTAGGCGATCGACATAGCCTTGTTGGTTGCCTTGTCTCCGCTATCCATTGCTTCTCCGTAGGTAACTATCGTGTGCATGCTACCGTCCTCAGTAGCCACAAAATCGAATTCAGCCTTGACGACAACATAGAACAACACACCGCCTTTCTGCGTTACACGTTCCGTTACGGCGCGCTCTGTAATGCGAGGCAGGATGACAAGACCATGCTTCGCCAGCATCGGTGCCAGCGCGTTATATACCTGGTCGATTCCACGGAATGAAAATCCTTGCTGCCGGTTTTCCCGGTCCTTGCTGATTCCAACTTCAGCCATATCCCGGGCTACCGCGCTAATCGCTGCGTAAACTTTTTTCTGTTCCATAATTTCCTCAGAATGGAAGTTCAGAAGGGTTAGCCAGGAACTCGCATTTATTCATGCGCTCACGTTTAGCCATAGACAGGCAGAAGTTTTTCTTTGACCTGTCACCTGACTCTCTCCAGTACAAGGCTTCTTGCACGTGATATCTGCGTTTAATGCGGCTAAGTTTCGGTGTTGTTGCTAAATCAACAGGAATCATGGTCTCTCCTGAAATTTGGTTGTGCGCTTCCCGTCTGCGATAGCCGGACGAGTAGGGGAATGGTGAGGTTTATTATTCTGTTGGTGGTTCTGGTAGAGGCTGCCAGTGGGTTACCCCATATCCATCTTCTAATGGGAAGATATTTACAGTTGCATTCCCGCGTCTGAATGTTGAACCTGTAAATTGCGCGTCATGAATACTTGGCGGCACTGATTGCGAGTTAAAATCAATGAAGATTAAAACCCTTTCATGTTTCTTCGGTAGCCGCTCACTGCACTTAATCCATTCCATAATCATTTCCTGTGCCACGGAAAACCAATTGCCGCCTTCATATCGTTGTAGGCCGACATCCACATCACCGAATCACCTATGAATCTGGCGATTAGCGCTTTGTTCTGAGCTGCACGAAGCATGTTGTGATTAATCATGATTTACCCTCCACCTGCTGCAATAACCCGGCAATGTGCATCTGCCGACTTGTCATGGTGATTTTCTCGCGAGGTTTATCGACTGATGAGAGTTGCCACTCGTTGTCGTTGAGCTTTTTGGCGGTGTACTGCTTGCCTTTGTGGGTGACTGTCATGATGCCTCCCGCTTTTCTTTGATGTCGGCGCGGAGGTGAATCTCTTTGCCGCCGGCTGCTGGAAATATGAGAATGTCATCGCGAGCTACGAGCAAGTGAGCTACCGCAAAGAGAGCCTCATCAGTGACATCAAATTTCTCACCAGTGAACTCACGAAAACTTGGTGCCAGTTTGCTTGGCTTTGAACGACCAGCAAAAATGCGCTTAGTCAGACCAGAAAAACCTACTGTGATTGGATTAGCCATAATCATCTCCGCGCTTAAGCCGCGCCGCTGAGCTAAAGACCTCTGCATGCCAAAACTTTATGCAGACTTATTGGTAAGCGGTGGATAGCCGCCATTCATAACTAAGCGTCCTCTGAGAAGCCGCTGAGGTATGAGCAATAAAAAACCCGCCGTAGCGGGTCTTAAATTTCAGTCAGTCTTTGATGAACTCATCCGTTACAACCGATCGCTCCCCCGAATACAGGACAGCGCCGCCAACTTCAACGACGATAACTGCATGTGGATTAGCGTTATCGTTCAGCCATTTGATAAGCGGCTTAACTGCCTCTTCGAAACTTTGACTCTCTTCCATCGCCTTACCCTCTGTTTGTATCGTCAGCTAATAAAAAGGCCGCCATTAGGCAGCCTGTTTGATTTCCAGATTTTTCAGCGTTGCTCCAGCTATCCACGACCAGTACATCCAGTGGTCACGCGCATCGCCTTCATCTTCCGCTTCAATAACCCGATCGAACTCTTCATCATTCCACTGGCCGGTACATCGAAAGTAATTACCTTCCATTGCCTCACCTCATAAGTTAATTAACGCGCCGTAACCGATTTGCTGCTGCGATGTCCAGCGGCGAATAGCGCCACATCCGGCAAACATGCAGCTCCGCCTGTATTGCTGTCACGCAGACTACCTAGCGAAGTGGCGCGGTCTACTCGTGACATATCATGCTTAACTTCCTGTAACGCGTTCTGAGCAGCCTCAGCGCGTCGTTTAGCCATCAGCTCGCCACGTTTCAGATAACGCCGTGTAACGCTGTTGCTTGCGATAAATTTGGTCATATGTCCTCCAGTGGTTGCTTTGGTGGTGTGGTGAATGTGGATTTGAACCACAAAATCCGGCGGACTTTTCGCTTAGTTGATCAAGCTAAGCACCATCGACTTACTCACAGGTGGCTGCGCAGCCAATCCAGATTGATATTCGATGCCAGCGAATCATTTCCTGTTTCACCACATCCCAAAGCAACTTCCTTTGGTCTCCCACAAGGGCGGGAGAAGTAACCCCATCAGTGTTAAAGAGCTGAGACTCAATTCCTTGTCTCGGTGGTGCGTCCTGCTGATGGGTTAAGAATACTGTAGGTATTCCTGTATGTAAATACTCAGGGTATTTATTTTTTGCGGCATAGTGATAAGGCTATGAGTATATGAGGTATTTATTTTAGTTGGAGTGGTTTTGTATGTGCAGTGATGGAGTTTTGGAGGGAACTTGCCCGGATATTGTGCCGGGCATTTTTGATAATTAATCCGCGAAAGTTAAAATGATAATACCCTTCAGGATATCAGCAGCGACTGAAGTGACCATGGAGGCGCCAAAAATTACCCAGGCAAATGAGATATCATTCTCTCCGCCATACATGAACCCATACTCCGGATCTGGAATGTAAGTGGCGCCTTTGTAAAGCATGTAGCAACTACCAATGAAAAGCGCAATACCGATTATAGCTTGAACAGCAGTCAGTAATAATATTACAAATCTGGCGCCTTTATGTTTCCAAGCTTGGTGGATTTTTTCCGTAAGTGTTCTCGTTAACTTTTTGTATCCCAGTCCATACAACGTAGATATGAACAGCATTGCAAAAAAACTACCGACTGCGTAAACCAGCATCCATGTTCCCTTATAAAATTAAATTAGCCTCAGCTTAGTTTCGACGGCAACACCAATAATTCGGCAGTTTCCATTCACAGGAACCAAAGGCCATGCTGGATTTAATCCTTTCAGATAGCGCTGACCACCGTCGATTATCAATTTTTTGAAGGTAGCTTCGTTAGAATCGGAAAGTTTAGCGATAACTAAACTGCCGTTTATAGGCTCCCTTCCCGTGTCGAATAAAACAAACGTCCCTTCGGTTATACTCAACCCTACAGGCGCAGTCATTGAGTCTCCTTCAACTTTTAACCAGAAGGCGTCTCCCTGTATGTGAACATCAGATTCGAGCCATAAATCGATATCTTTAAGTGTGTACGGCTCACAAGCCTCACTCCAAGAACCCGCCTGAACGCTACTTAACACTGGATATCGCTCCCCTGGTCGGTATGCTCCAACATACTTAACGTTTGATTCACCGTTGAGACTTTCTGCTTGCTCTGCCGCTTTCGCTGCTAGCGATTTACTGAAGTCAGAGATCGAAACCTGAAGCAATCTGGCGAATCCAGATGCCACCTCTACGTTAAGAGCGTTCCTGCCATTGAGGTAGTGACCTACAGCCCCCTGAGTAATTCCAAGCTCGTCAGCGATAGTGTATTGGGTTACTCCCAACTCTTTCTTTTTCGACTCATACAAAGCTTTGAGACGCTTGGCATCTTCGAGCTGTTCTGTCGTCAGGGATTTTTTTGTCTCCATAACCGGCATTGTAATACCAGCACTATTCATATTAAAAATACCTGTCATATTGATTGTTATAAATACCTGTAGTATTCTTCTCGTAAGGTAACAAACGGAGAGTGCCTATGAACCGAATGACACTTGCCGATTACGCAAAGAAATATGGACAGGCAAAGGCCGCAAATGACTTTGGCGTAATTCAGTGTGCAATCAGTAAAGCCATCCGCGCTGGACGAAACATCATCGTTACTGTTCAGGCTGATGGGAGCGTTGTTGGTGAAGAGGTTCGCCCTTTCCCAAGCAACAAGAAAACAGACTAAGAACCACCGCTCTTTAACATCGCTGCTCATCCTCTCCGCCCTTGTGGAGATAACAACTACGCATCACAGGATGCGCATTAACTATTTCAACACCAAGGAATTATTACAAATGGAAAACTCAATTAACCGCAACAAGGTCAATGCCCGTCGCATTGAGTCCTGGTTGCTTAACCGAATCGCCATGAAAGGTGGCAACAACGTAGCTAAAGAGATCGGCGTCGATAAAGCACAGATAACCCGCTGGAAAGAAACGTGGCTACCGAAGATGGCAATGCTGTTGGCAGTTCTGGAATGGGGTGTTGTTGATGACGATATGGCGCGGTTGGCAAGAGAAGTAGCTGCGGTGCTCACAAAGAAAAAATCCCCGGCGGCAACCGAGGATTCAGATCAAATCACCATGCAATTCTGAGTCGAATAACTGGATCAATTCACAGGAGTAATTATGCCTAAGAAAACTCGTTTTTACCAGGCGTCAGTACATAAAAATATTGCTCGTGACCGGTTCATCAAATCCTGTAACCCGGCTGTCGGTACAAAGCTGAGAGCCATCATCGAAGAACTAAAGCGGAAGGAGAACGGTCATGAGTAGCCCTGCAACAGTAACACCAATAAGACCGTCTCTGGCGGTCGTGGAGCGTCTCGTGGCAGATCTTGAAGATGGATACACCCGTCTTGCAAATGCCCTGTATGACGAGCTTATCGGCGCAGATTTAACGAAGAATCAGAGCAAGGTGGCTCATGCCATTTGCCGTAAAACATACGGCTTTGGTAAGAAACTGGATCGCATATCTGACAGCCAGTTAGCTCAACTTACCAGGCTGCCAAGACAGAAGGTCAACAAGGCCAAGAATGAGCTTATTGCAATGAAGGTAATCATTCGTGAAGGCAGTCAAATCGGGCCAAACAAGAACATCACAGAATGGGAAATCGAAGGGTGTCACTACTCTGGTGATAATGTCACTACATTGGTGACAAAAAATGTCACCAAAACGGTGACAGCCCTGTCACCAAAACAGGGACACACAAAAGAAACTATTACAAAAGAAAAGAAAGAAAGTAAAAACACTCTGCCCGAACAAGTTCGAGCGGAGGACGAAAAATCACTTCAGCCTACAAACAAACACCAGGCCACTGACGAAGCATTCGAGTCGATTTTCTGGCTTGCAGGAATGCGTAAACTGGAAAAGAAAAAATCCAAGTCAGCATTCAGAACTCAGTACCAGGAGTGGCGTAGCGCTAACGGTGGCACCCCTGAGCAGTTCGCCATGTTCCTTGCAGGTGATATCGCTTCCCGTATCGGCAAACAGTTCGGCTTCGACAAGCTTCACCCGACCACTTACCTGAATGGCAAGCGGTGGGAGGACGAGAAGCCATCAGCAGATCCTGATTACTCCGGACAGAAGCCGACCGTGACCGTCAGTAAGAGCGGATACGTTTACTACTGAGGTGACGATGAAATCACGACTCAAGGCATTGCTGATCGCCGGTTATAACCACGGCTTGCTGAGTGATGGTTTTGTCCGGTACTGGTTCAACAAGTTTGATTTGAGGGCATCATGATGACGCCAAGTCAATTAAGTGACCTGCTATGGAATCAGGTAGAACGGGTAGCAAAATATCTTCTGCCGAATGGGAAGCGGGAAAGCCACGAATGGGTGGCCGGAAGTATCAACGGCGAGTCAGGAAAGAGCCTCAAGGTTAATCTGGCAGGGAAGAAAGTCTGGTCTGATTTTGCTGAAGGAACCGCTGGCGATCTGCTGGACCTCTGGGTAGCCGTAAGGGATTGCGGATTGCACCAGGCGATGACAGAAGCCAAAGAGTTTTTGGGCATCAAGGACGACGATCACCACTTCTCAGCCAAGCAGCAAAAGAAATTCTCCCGACCAGACCGCAAGAAAGTAGCCCGTTACCTCACCAAAACCGAAAAACACATCGAATATCTAGCCACTCGAGGGATCTCCGCAGAGACGGCGAAGCTGTACGAAGTTGCTTCGGCTAAGGTCTGGAATGGAGAGCGTGAACTGGAAGCACTAGCATTTCCCTACAAACGTGACGGTGAGTTGTTGCAGGTTAAGCGCATCAGCACCGAACGGCCTGATGGGAAGAAGGTCATCATGGCTGAGGGTGATTGTGAGCCGTGTCTTTATGGCTGGCAGGCTATCCCGAAGAACATGCGGATCGTCATCCTGTGTGAAGGTGAAATCGACTGCATGAGTTACTACCAGTACGGCTTCCCTGCGCTTTCCGTTCCGTTCGGCGGGGGGAAGGGGGCAAAACAGCAGTGGATAGAGTTCGAATATCACAACCTCGACCGGTTCGACGAAATCTGGATCAGCATGGACAGCGACGAAGTAGGCCAGGCTGCCGCCAGAGAGATTGCAACTCGTCTCGGTGAGCACCGATGCCGACTGGTAAAACTGCCTCACAAAGATATCAACGAATGTCTGATGGCTGGCATCTCTTCAGACGACATCGTTGGATATCTTGAACGGGCATCATTTTTCGACCCGGAGGAACTTTACAGTGCCAGAGAGTTTTATCATGACACCATCAACGCCTTCTACGGAAAAGAGCAAAGCCTGTTTTACAGCCCGTGGGAATGCCTGAATCACAATTTCGCCTTCCGCCAGGCTGAGTTATCACTGGTTAACGGCGTTAACGGACATGGAAAGACTGAAGTGGTTGGGCATATGGCTCTGGAAGCCATGCGTCAGGGCGTCAAAACCTGCGTTGCTTCGCTGGAGATCAAGCCCGGCATTCTGTTGAAACGCCTTACCCGGCAATCGACCTGCCTAAAACTTCCTCCGCAGCTTGAAATCGAATCAGCCTTCAATTTTTACGATGACCGGTTATGGCTATTCGGTCTGACGGGAACCGCAAAGGCTGACCGGCTGATCGAGATTTTCACCTACGCCTGGAAGCGCTACGGCATCGAACTGTTCATTATCGACAGCCTGATGAAATGCGGAATAGGGGATGACGACTACAACGGCCAGAAAGCCTTCGTAGACGCGCTCTGTGACTTCAAGAACAAAACCAATACTCACGTCATCCTCGTTACCCATAGCCGCAAGGGAGACAGCGAGGAGAAGCCTACCGGCAAGATGGACGTTAAGGGGTCAGGCTCGATCACCGACCTCACTGATAACCTGTTCATCATCTGGCGAAACAAGGTTCGTGAGAAGGCCATTCAGAAAGAGCAGCAGGGTGAGGAACTGGATGACAAGGAACGTAAAGCGCTAGCTGCACCTGCCTCAGTTTTGATGCTTGAAAAGCAGCGTAATGGCGAGGGATGGGAAGGTGGGATCCCGCTGTATCTCGACCCTGCATCACACCAGTTTTTACCAACCGAAACCGCATCTCCATTTAGCTACATCGCCAATATGCCACAGTCGGAATATGACGAGGTATGGGCAAGCAACAACGTAAGGTGACGAACATGAAAGAAGCACGTAACACGCGAGAAATTATCGAAGCTGAGTACCCGGAATTTCCCGAAACCATTCTCCACGCTGAACTATGCCGGGCATGTGCTCGCGTAGACGGTCGCAGCATCAAGCAGTCACTCAAGGCCTTTGCTCTGGCACGTATCGAAAAGGTTGATAGCAAGCCACTTAAAGGCGCACTGGAGCAGATGGCATCCAGCATGTTCCCAGAGACAGAGATAGCTCGTATCCGAGCCTGTGTAGGACGCATGGAGTCGGCACTGGTTAAGACATTCGGAGTGAAGCGAGCATGACTGAAGCAACGGCAATAATGCACTTCGTCCTGGCATCAGTTGGGATGCTTTACGTCATGTGCAAAGCAGGTGAATGGGTCGTATCAATGACCATGAAACAGTGGTGTAAGCGTCGCAAAGAGTCGGTAAAGCAGAAGGCTGTTAATGATTTATACGATGCCTTTGAGCTGGAAAAAATCACTGCCGGAGAGACCGTAAAAATCGCAACCAAAAGTAACCTGGTCATCATGATGTACCGAGAAAAGCCCCATGACTGAAGCCTACATAGCAGAGCTATCTGCAAGCGTAGCCGTGATAGTCGGCCTTTTTATGCGATACGCAAAAACATCGATTAACAGGCCTGCTTAGCGGGCCTTTTTTATGAGGGTAGGATTATGACTAGCAGAGAAAAATTTGAAGCGTGGGTAAAATTTCACTTAGACGACAAGTTTACTGAGGTTCCACTTTATAGGGGTAACGGTGGTTTAAATTACCTGGACTCGCAAGTTGATTTGGCGTGGATTGCATGGCAAGCAGCAGAAACAGACATGGAAGTACAGCTCGCTAACGCAGAGAGCAAGTGCAGGGAGCTGGCGGAGTTTAAATCGCGTGTTTATGCCCAGATGGGTGCAGGATGTGAAGCTCCAGAATTCGCTATAACCGAGGGACTGAATAATCTACACCGCTTCGCTGACACTCTCCACGCCATTGAGCGTGAATTCTTTACCAAAGAAGTCCCTGATGAAGAATGTGAAGGAGAAACGGTAGAGGAATGCCCGTTATGCTGGGGAATGACCGTAGAGCAGTATGTTTCTGAGTTTGGCAAATGCCTGGCTGAAGTGCGGGCGCAAGTCTGGATTGAAGGTAACGAACCAGCAGAGTTCGGACGTTATTGGGTGCGTTACGAAACTGATGTAGGACCACAATACTGCTCTGCTAAGTGGATGGAACACAATTTCTGCGCTGGTAGTAACACCAACATTCACAAAATATGGCTGGCAGACCATTCGCGGTCTATTAACACTCTGCGCGGCGTAACGCATTACACGAGATTGCCTGATTCACTGGAAGGAGCCGCCCAATGAGCAAAATCGACAAACAGGCGCTACGTGAATTAATCCGCGAAGCTGGCAACAGAAAAATAATCGTACACGCTAAAACCGTATCAGACCTGCTGGATGAGCTGGAAGCCTATGAGAAGACATCAGAGGCACGCAAACATGGCCTCATCCGTGCTCACAAAATGTTCCAGCGTGAAAGAGACCGCGCTGAGGCCGCAGAGAAGCGCATAGCAGAACTGGAAGCGCGTACGGTGAGCGTTAAGTTGCCAGTAGTTCCCAGCCAATATGAAACGCTTAAGCTTTGCCTTGAGCCGTCTGACGGGTACGGCATGCAAAAAGGTGCCGAATATATGCGTGACGAATTTATTAAAGCGCTTACCGCCGCTGGCATTGGCGTGAAGGGGGAGTGAGCATGTTTAGTTCAGGCGATTTTAACACGGCATTTATTATTTTAGGCATCGGCTGCGGCATTATTGGGTGGGGGATAATCGAATTCATCCTTTGGCTTCTGTCTTTCGTGCACATCACTTTTGGTTGAGGACTAACCCATGACAACTAACCACCCGGCGCACGGTCCTGTATTACTCGATCGCCTGCACCAGATAAGCGAAATACTCAGCAAAGCAGCAGCACAAAGCGACGGCGGTAATCTCGGCTACG